GAATTTTCTTGCAAATTACTAACACAGTAAACGTAAGTGGAATGAATAACGGTAACTTTAGATTTATTATAAACGTACAACAGTTTTAATAGATTAATTATGTAGGTGGGAAACTTCGAGACATTTTGATCTTGATACCCACCTACACCAATAAGGAGAAAAAATGAAATCAGATGTAAAAGCAGTTAGAAAAACAGATGCTACATCGGTCTTTGGAGGCAGAACAAGATTAAGAGGAATTATTTTATCCTCAACTGGATCAGCAGGTTCAGTAACTTTACAAGACGGTAACTCTGTTACACAGTTTCAAGTAGATGTTCCAGCTGGAGATGTATTTTCATATAATTTAGCAGAAGATGGTATTTTGTTTGAAGGCGGTATGACCGTATCAGCAATTTCAAATGCTGTTGCAACAATTATATTAGATAAATAAGGAGACTAAATGGCTAACACTACTTCGGGAACGACAACGTTCGACAAAACATTTTCTATCGATGAGATCATCGAAGAGTCTTTTGATCGTTTAGGTATGTTTACCTTAAATGGTGGACATTTAAAAACAGCTAGACGTTCCTTAAATATCATGTTTCAAGAGTGGGCTAATAGAGGTTTACACTATTGGGAAATAGCAAATAACAATATTACATTAGTAAGTGGTCAAGCTGTTTACACAATGTTTAGATCAACTGATGATGGAACTTCTGATGCAACAGCAGTGTATGGTGTAGATGACATATTAGAAGCTGTCTACAGAAACAATAACGTTGATACTCCACTTACAAAAATAAACAGATCTACATATCAAGGATTATCAAATAAAACAGCAACAGGCACACCTTCACAATACTATGTGCAAAGATTCATAGATAAAGTAACTATAACTTTATATTTAACACCAGGTTCTTCAGAAGCAGGTAAATTTTTAAACTATTATTATGTAAAAAGAATACAAGATGCAGGTGTTTACACAAACGCTACAGACGTTCCATATAGATTTGTTCCTTGTATGGTATCAGGTTTAGCTTTTTACTTATGTCAAAAATATCAACCGCAAAGATGTCAAGAGATGAAACTATACTACGAAGACGAGTTAAGCAGAGCTTTAGAGGAAGATGGTTCATCTACAAGCTCTTTCATAACCCCGAAAACGTATTATCCAAGTGTCTAATTTTTCAAAAGGTAAACATTCAAAATTTATATCAGATCGTTCTGGCATGGAATTTCCTTATTCTGAAATGGTTAGAGAATGGAATGGATCTAGAGTTCACATATCAGAATTTGAACCAAAGCAACCACAATTAGAACCAAAGCCACATGGTGCTGATCCACAAGGGTTACCAAACGCAAGACCTGCAAGAACAGAACCAGCAACAGAAGATTTTTTACCTCAAGATCCTTTTACAACTACATCAGGTAGCTTAACAGTCTCTGTAGCTTTTGAAAATGGTGATATGAGCGTAGATGATTTTGTAAGATTTAGAGATGTTAAATCAATCGTAGGCGGTGTTAACGTTGAAACTTTACAAGTATCAGGAATGGTTTTACAAGGAGATCTTACAAGCAGTGCAACTACAATAACATTAGATTATACTTCTGATATGCCTTCAGCTGGATTTATTGTTATCGAAAAACTTTTAACTTCTGATGATACAAGTGATCCTTTAAAAGTTGGAACTTTTCAAAATGAAGTTGTGCAATACACAGGGATTTCAGGAACTGATTTAACAGGATGCACAAGAGGAACTTCAGCGCCTTTCAGAGGAGTTACACCTCCAGCTACGATAGCTTCTTCTCACAAATCAGGAGCTAAAGTATTTGGAGCTTTTAAAATAGTAGCTCTTACAACTAGAACAGAAAACACAGGAGCTATGCCAGCAACCAGAACTATACAAACTGGTTTTGATTTTTCATTAGCTAATGTTGCTCCACAAACAGAAACTGGAGGCGGTTTTCAATGTACAATTGGACCGTTAAATGATAGACCTTAATTATGACATACGCGGAATTAGTACAAAAAATTAGAGACTACACAGAGGTTGGATCAACAGTTTTAACTGATACAATTATTAATGGTTTTATTGAAGACGCTGAATTTAGAATATTAAGAGAGGTGGATTCTGATAATAATAGAAGATATGTAACAGCAACAATGGTAGCAGGTCAAAGATTTATAGACACCCCTGCTGACCTATTAGTAGTAAGATCTGCTCAGATAGTTGATAAAGATTTATCAACTTCTCCTACTACAGACAGACGGATTATTGAGTATAGAGACACTAATTTTATGGCAGAATTTAATCCAGAGGACGCTCAAGGAGTGCCTAAATACTTTGGATATTGGGATCAAGACACCTTAGTTTTTGCTCCAGTGGCAAATGCGGCTTATACAATTCAATTAAATTATATCTTGAAACCTGAAGGATTATCGTCTACAAATACTACTACATATTTAAGTTTGCAATTTCCCAACGGACTTTTGTATGCTTGCCTAGTTGAGGCATTTAGTTTTCTAAAGGGACCAACAGATCTCTTGCAATTATACGAACAAAGGTATAAACAAGCAGTCGAAGGGTTCACTGTAGAACAAATGGGAAGAAGAAGACGAGATGAGTTTATTGAAAGCGCACCTCGTTTACCAAAACAAGGATAAGGAGATAAAAAATTATGGCAATAACACAAGCAATTGCAAACTCGTTTAAAAAACTGTTGTTAGAAGGTGATCAAAACTTCAAAGCATCAGGTGGTGACGTTTTTAAAATAGCTCTCTTTACTTCTTCGGCAACTATGAACTCGCAAACTACTGCTTACTCGACTTCTAATGAAGTTTCAAACTCAGGTCAGTACACAGCAGGTGGTGGTAAACTAGTCAACGCTGGTACAGCGATTGGATCTGGTACGGGTAAAGGTGTTGCAACGGTTGACTTTAATGACAGATCTTTCACTGGAGTGACGTTAACTGCGAGAGGTGCTTTAATCTATAACACTTCATCGACTACAACTAATGCAGCGGTGGCAGTTTTAGATTTTGGCGGAGACAAAACAGCAACGTCAGGAACGTTTACAATTCAATTTCCAGCGGCAACAACTGCAGCAGCGATTCTAAGGATCTCTGGTTAATTAGGAGGTAGACTCCTATGGCATCAGGAACTTGGGGCATTGGCACTTGGGGCCAAAATCAATGGAATGACACAGCAAACCCTAGCTTCACAGTTACGGGTGTATCTCTTTCTGCGAACATAGGAAGTGTTTCAATTTCATCAGAAATAAATGCTGGTTGGGGAAGACTAACTTGGGGTGAAAACGCCTGGGGTGAACAAGGAGATGTTGTTCTATCTGGTCTTTCAATGTCTACAAGTCTTGGAAGTCTATCTATTGAAGGAGATGTAGATGCTCCTGTAACTGGATTAGCTATTACTGGTGCCACTGGTTCTTTATCTACAACATCTGCAACAGAAGTATTCCCATCTGGATTTACATTAACTAATACGTTAGGAACAGCTGATGCTGGTCCTGATGCTATGGCTACAGGTAATCAAGCAACCTTAAGTTTAGGAACTGTTGAAGCTTTCAACCAAACAGGTTGGGGAAGACAACAATGGAACGTTAACGCTTGGGGTGTTGAAGGTCAATTTGCAAACGTCGATGTAACAGGTATTGCAATGACTGCAGATGAAGGAACCTTACTATTTGCAGGAGACTCAAATGTTTCTTTAACTGGTTTTGCACTTACAGCAAACGAGGGTACAGCTGATGCTGCTCCTGATGCTGAAGTTACTGGATTACAATTATCAGCTTCATTAGGAAGTGTATCTTTAACAGGAAATGCTTCTGTTTCTTTAACTGGTTTTGCATTAACTAATGCTTTAGGAACGGCTGTTTTAGACGCTAATACTATAGGTGCTCCTAGTGGATTTGCCCTAACTATGCAAGAGGGAGATCCTACTAATAAGGTCAGTGTTGATGTTTCTTTAACAGGTTTAGGCTTGACAGGTAGTCTAGGCAGCGTATATAATTTGATCTGGAATGAAGTAAATACCGGCACAACCGTAACGTGGAGAGAGGTTGACACCGCAGCATAAATCAATTAAAAATTAAAAAATAAGGAATTTATAAATTATGGCAAACTCAACCTCAGCTAGTTTAAAATTAACCGTTCAAGCTACTGGTGAAAACTCAGGAACGTGGGGACAAATTACAAATACAAACTTATTAATTGTAGAACAAGCTATTGGTGGTTATGGTACTTTTAATTTAACAAATGCTGACAGATCTTTAACTTTTACAAACGGTGCAGTATCTGATGGTAAAGATCAAGTAATTAAATTAACAGGAACATTAGCAGCTAATAGAACTGTCACTATTCCAGATTCAATCGAAAAAACTTATCTTATTGTTGATGGCACTGATCATGCTGGAAACACTTTAACTTTCAAAACATCATCAGGCACAGGTGTACTTTTATGTGAAGGAAACTGTTATGTTTTATATTCTGATGGAACAAACATAGTAAAACAAAATGAATACAAAAAATGGAGAGCGGTTACAGCTAATGAAACAGTTCAAGCTGGTGCTCAACTTTTAGTAAACACAAATGGTGGAGCAGTAACAATTACGTTACCCGCGTCACCTGCTACTGGCGATGAAGTATCATTCATAGACCAGGGT